ATGGAGCCTAAGAACTCCGCGGCCTTCTGAAGGGTCCCGTCCTTGTCCCACTTGTCGATCGTCTCGAGGAGGGAGCTGAGGCGCTTCTTGGCCTGCTCGAAGAAGCCAGTCTCGGATATCCGCCGGAGGAAGCCAGTCCAGGCATCGCCGAGGTTCGACATCATGCCCTTGAAGGTCTTCGACTGCTTCTCCATGGCGCCGCCGAAGCGCCTCTCGAAAGTCTCCCCCAGGAACTTGGTGATTTCAGTTCCGCTCTTCTTGACGGTCTTGCTCAGCTCCTTGCCGTTCTCGATCCAGGAGAAGGTCACCTCATCGCCGGCAGTCTTGGACTTGATGCCATACTCCTTGAGCCGCTCGAACTCCCCAGTGGCCGCGTCAGCGAATGCCTCGACGGCGGAGTTGAGGTCCTTGCCCATGGCCGAGGCGGTGTCGCCAAGGGTCTTGAGCGTCCCGTCCATCGGGTCGATGCCGTAGGCCTTGAGCTTGACGAAGGCCTGGGTGATCCCCTCCACCTCGTACGGCGTCGTCCGAGCGAACTGGCTGATCCAGTCCATGCTCTTCTTGGCCTTGGCGGAGGAGCCCTCGATCGTCTCGAGGGTGACTTGGAATTGCTCGAACTTACCGGCTGTATCCAGGATGGCCTTGCCCAGGAAAGCGAAGCCGGCGCTGGCGGCCGCCCCGGTAACCATGGCCATCCTGCCGATGGCTCGCCCGACATTGTACGCCGTCTTCTCGAGGCCCTTTAGGTTCTGCTCGTACTTACGAATCTCGGCCTGAGAGTTCGGGTCGACCTTGTATCCGAGTATGGCGACTAGTTCGTCTATGATCACTTCGTCGACTCCTCGTTGGCCTTCTCATTCCTGGCCGCTATCAGATCGAGGGCCTCGTGGGCATCAAAGACGTCCTTCAGCGTCACCCACTCATAAAGGTCCCTCTGCGTGTAGATGGGAGGATCCGCCACGACCGGCCTCCACAAAAAGAGGTCCAGGTTCGGGGCGATCATTCTCATCTCTCTGATCGTCAGGCCCGACCGCTTGTCCTTTGGCTCCCAGCGGCCAGGAGCCCGGAGAAAAAATCGCCGAACTGCTCCTGGGCTACCCAAACCACGACTGGGATGATGTCTCCGCCATAGCCGGTAAAGTCACCATCGAAGTCAACCCTGTCATAATCCCCGGAAGGCCTCTTGACCTCGGCCAGCTCGGCGAGCTCCTTGATCATCCCGGCGAGTTCCTCGGGATCGGTCTTGGAGAAGATGTCAGCGAATGCCTGAACCGCATGGGCATTGGCCAGCTCCCTCTCCTGATCGCTCCTGTTGGGTCCAACTCCCCTGAGGATTTCGGGAAGCCTCTCGATCGCCGGTCCGGCCAACCTGAAGAGCCTGGCCTGGACCATCATCGCTCTGGTCGCCAGCATAGGCTCAACTCTGAAGGTCCTTCCATTGATCTTCTTTTCCGATACTCTGTACGCACTCTTTTCGTCAGCCATGGCTGCTCCTTCCTTCCGTCAGGGCTCGAGGGGAGATGGGCCGTCCCTCCTCGAGCCGTTGGCGACGATCATGGGAACGGGATTTCGGGTATCCACTGTCCGGTAACGAGGACCCACTCCCTGGCCGCCGCGTTGACGCCCTTCTGATCGCTCGGGGCGGTCTGGATAAACGCCTGATCGGCGGAGCCTCCCTCGTTCGAACAGACGTCGATGATCTGGACGGGGAAGCCGAGCTGCACGCAGCCGACATTCCTCTGCCGAGAGAGCTTCTGGGAAAGCAGCCGGTGAGCTGGAGAGGTGTGCTGGAGACGAACGGTGATCGTTGCTCCCTCGTTGGCATGAGCAGAGAAGATGGAGGAGCCATCGGCCCCGACCATCATGGTTCCCACGTCGATGAGGGGAGCGATCTGCACGGCATCGTCTCCATCCCACAGACCGTTGACCAACTGGCCATCGATCGTGATCGAGACGTTTTTCATGCTGTAGGCAGACGACTTTGCTCCGGAACTGGGCATGTGATGAACCTCCTTCTATCAGTTAGCCGTCCTTCCTCAGAACGTCATGCGGTAGTTGATGGTCGTGTAGTGGATCGCCCCGGCGTACCGGAACTCGACCTGGATTTCTGGCGCGATGCGGGCCTTCCTCTGGGAGGCCGGCACGGAGAGCACCGGAGGGATCCGGTAGGTGATGGCGGGGAGATAATCGCCTGTCTCCGGATCGAGGTCATCGGCGATGAGCCCGGCCCTGATCGCCATCTGCATGACGGTCCTGGGCCCGCTCGCCAGCTGCTGCATGCCGACGTCGGTGTAGGGGATCCGGTTGTTGTTGAGCAGGATGCCCAAAGTCTCCTCCTCGGTCCTGGCAATGATCCAGTCCGTGGCATGGATTTCGTCGATGAACACGTTCGGGATCAGGGTCGATCCCTCGGCAACGAAGAATTGGCCTCCGATGTCGATGAAGGTATTGGCCATGGCCCCAGTCTCGAGGGCCTGACCCAGGGCGGGCGTGAAGCCGGTGACCGCCTGGACCACGGCGGAGCCCTTATTGACCACGGGGACCCCTCTGAGCTTCTTGAACTTCGCCGTGTAGGCAGAGTTTGCCTGATCGAAGTTAAAGGTCCCACACAGGGCGGCGAGGCTCAGGCCTGGGTACTGCTCGTCGTCATCGTGGTAAAAGATGGCAGTCCGATCGAACTGGCCCTTGTTCCTCCCCGCGATGGAGAGGATGTCGTCCGGATCCTCCATCTGGATGTCATTGCTGTCGAGGATGGCCAGCTTGTTCTTGGCCTGGACCCACTCGACCAGGCCATCGAGCCACGGCTTGTCCCTGAACGCCGCGGGGATGGTCACCCAGTACCACTCGCCGTCGGCCTCGTAGATGGCGTCCATCTCGTCCTTGATGTTGGCCTCCGTGGCGGTGAGGGGATCGGCAATGGCGACGTATCCGACCTTGATCTGCATGGGCCTCGGGTTCTGCCCGAAGGCCTCCTCCAGGGCCAGGTAGACGTCGTCGGTTCCATCCCAGTCGACGGACACCTCCTCCATCGATCCATAGACCTTGGTTCTGTTGTCGACATCGAGCTCCCCGGGAACCGTGTCGCCTGTGATGAGCAGCGGCACGCCAAACCCGCGACGGCTCGGATAAGCATCGGCTCGGGTGAGCGTGACATTGACCACTCGCGAATAGGGCAGACGTGCCATGATTTATTTCCTCTCTTTCGTCAAATTCGAACGAAGGTGATCCCCTCACTCGTCTCGATAGTATCGATGAGGTGACCGTCCGCGGTCAGGCCCCGAAGGTCTACGTCCATCTGGGCTCTCGGCTCCCAGTCGTGGTCATGCCACTCAGAGAGGTTTCGTATGGCAGAGCACTGATGGATGACGAGGGCCGGAAAGTTGGGCTCCTCGACCTGGGTCATCTTGCTCGCGGCATAGATTGGTCGAAGCACATTCATCGGCGTCTCTCCGTAGCAGTTGACGGAGAAGTTCCATTCCATCTCGATGATCGGGGTGGCCATGATTTGTCCGGAGTCGACATCCTCCTCCCCGAGAAGGTCCTGGTGCCAGTCCCGAACCTGCCTCGAGCCGGTGAGATTGGTGACCATGTACGGACGATCCGGCTGGGGGCCTCCCTGCCAGACCCGAATAGACGTCAACCCCGTGATCCTGGCGATCCAGGTGTTGAAGTTCGTCCATACATCGTCGTCCGTCATGGTCCTTCCTTGACCTGTCCCAGGGCGGCTCTCATGAAGCCGCCATCCCTGATCCTGTCCCAGACGTGTATCACTCGAAAGACGTCAGTATCATAGACCACGTAGTCGTCTATCCGAAGAGTGAAGTGAGCCGCCCAGAGCAAGTACCGAGCCTCGTCCCTGACCCCCTCGGGGAGGTCCTGAAGGCTCCTGGAGTTGGTCGGCTGAACCGCCGCCCGAAACGGGGTGTCCTGAATTACTCCCAGCACCCACTTGCCTCCCGGCTCGTAGTATCCTCCGGTCCGGGTCCTCAGGGCGACCTGAGTGTCCTCGAGGGAGATTGCCGCAGAGACGTCCTTGGCGGGGTCGGTCATGGTCTGCCTCCCCTGATCTGATAGGTCACGCTCTGTCTCATCTCCCCGGTATCGATCAACGGCTTGGAGGAACCCTTGGCCCTGATCGTCGCCGGAGCATTCGGAGGATGCCTCAGGACGGTGATCTCGTGCTGGATGTCTCCCACGGCCATGGTGCCCAGCTGGCGAAGAGCCCTTTCCGTGGTCTCCTTTTGCTCAACGATCTGCTTGGCCCTGGCGGCCATCAGGGCGGCATACTTTCTCCGGCCGTTCCTCATCGCCCTCCGAAAGAACGGGCGCTCGGGGATCCGTCTCGTGCCGAACTCGTTCCAGATCGCCTTGCTAATCACGAAGTCGGTGGTCCTCCCTCGAGGGAAGCCAACGACGACCTGAAGGGGAGCCGCCGGGACCTTTGGCTTCATCCTGGTCTTGCGGATCACCCTGATCGTCATCGATAGACCACCGCCACGGCAGGGAAGTTGAGCT